GTACTGGAAATCGCCATCAATCCGTAGCCAGCCAGCACCGAAGCGTCAGCTGAGGAAGTGCCAGCACCGAAAGCGATTATGCCCCAATTACCAGCTGTGGTAGCGTTACCTGTTATGTAAATGTATTGCGCTTGTCCACCAGTGACGGTGCAGATTGTTCCACCAGCGTAATCCTTAACAGTAAAAGTATTGGCGCTAAGGTTACGGATCAGTGCGTCTTGACCAACCGAAACTTGGTTCGCTGGAGGCATGATAAGGCTGTAACCAGCTGCACTCGCAGTGATGTCCATAATCCTTGCTGCAGGATTTTCTGCAGGTGCAGCACCAGATGGCCACTCTAGTTGGAAAGCAGCATTGATCGTATACGCAGCAAAACTGACGTCTGTCGGTTGAATGACATCGCCAGTGAAAGGGGAGACGTATGAAAGGGTCATGTATCGAGCACAATAGCTTGACGGTCAGCAATGCGGGAAACGTCTTCAGCTTTCAACGTCTGCATGATCGCAGAGTATTGCGCTTGCCACATTGGAGTCCGCTCGTCGTTTTTGAGGAAGGGCATCGCTTGTAGCAGCGAGCCATACAGTAATGCTTGCGGTGCGTAAATCGTGAACCAGTTTGTTTGGTTCGTGCTGTCGAGTGGCTGCACACGCTCGTAGTAAAGAACTTCGAAAGAGTAAGCCTGATCGGGTGTTGGTGCAACCAACCAGTGAGTGTAGTCGTAGTCAGCGTAATAAAGTGGGGTGTCTGTTAGAGTTTGGTTTGGCCAATACTCACGCAGGTATTCGTACTTGCGGAGCAGTATGGGCTGACGCACACCGCCAACAGTGACGTTCATCGAAACAGTTTTGTGCCATCTTGCTGGCTTGTCGATCGTGAACTGATTAGCAACCATTGTGCTGGTGTTCACAGTCAGGTTTCCGAGGAACTTTATTTCGCTGGCGATTACCTGCTCTGCCAACATGATGAACAAAGGGATCTTGTCAAGAGTTGCCGTGTCAGAACGCTCGAGGTAAGACTGAATGTTTTCAGTCAGCGAGTCGTAAGTCATCACCGCTGCAATCGTCATTTTTGAGCCTCTTTTTTAGCGTTCATTATACTTCGTCCTATGATAAAAACAAAGCACGTTCGTCATTCCTGCGAGTGACTAAGCCTTTTAGGACTTTCCCACCTGCAAGCGTGTATTTCAAAAATTCTTCCGCAGCACCTTCCATGTCGTTGCGAATAACCTTCTGACGGAGGGTGCTGCGCTGTAATGTTCCCAAACCAACATTGAAAGCAAAACTAACAAGAGCATCGAACTGACCTTGAGTGAGCTTGACGGGACAGTAGCGTTCCACACCTCGCTCAAAGCGATTAAGATCGTCTCTAAGAATTCCATCTACTTCCTCCATTGAAAAAGTGCGGTTGTCTCGTTCTTCCAGTGCGTAAGCGTCTCGCTCATCTATTTTTAAAGCACCCTGACGAGGATAAAGCACATGACCAACCCCGATTGTCCAGAGCTTCGCTGGGCAGCGGTAGGGTTTTTGCCTTACACCTTCGTGATGCTTTATCATTTTTATGGCTTTTTCACTTACATTCATTTCTTGCTAAATGCCTGAGTACCGAACCAAAAAGAAACAATACTAGCCCAAATGATTTGAGTTTCGTTATCCCACAAAAGATCGAGCGCTATGTCGAAAGAAACTTCCCGATGGTAAGCGAACCAAAAACCGAATATTTCTACGAACATAAACATCAAAAACATTCCGTAGGTAATGGCAGGTCTTACCATTGCTCTAGCATTCACGACCCACTGGCTTGCGCCTTTGCTGATTTCAATGTCGTGTGCATATAGCGAAGCTCGCTCCTGCGCTTGGGTTTGCATTTCAATTTGCTGAGTTTTTATCTCTTCAACGTGCGCTTGGGCTTGATAGCCTCTTTCCAGCATTTGGAGTTCTCGCTCGGTTTGTAAGCGAGCCATTTCCATTTCATGCTTTTTGTCTGACTTGTCTTGGAAGAATCCTAAAAGATTAGGCAATCCACCTGAGAGGAACGAGATGAGTGTGGTAAAAAGAGTAAGCATTATTTTTTATTTCTTTCTTCAAGAAGTTTGACTCGAACATGAATGTCGTGGATTTCTCGGTACATTTCTTCTCGCATTTTAGCTCTGCGCTCTGCGGAGATAGGGCTGTCTGTTGGGATGCCTTCACTGGTAATTAGCGCTGGCATCTTACCTTCGATTTGTGTAAGACGAGTTTGAAAAGAAGACACCTGCCCAAGCAGCCAAGCAATACAGGCTACCAAGATCGGAATGACTGCTTTTAGTACGTCTTGCATGTTCATGATTTACCTCCCCAAACTATATAATAAGCGATCCAAGCTGCTACAAAAAAACACCAAAACTGCACTTGCCTAATTTTTGAAAGTTCAGAATCGAAATACTCTTTGTCTTTCTTTTCTATCTTTTCAATTTCGGTTTTTAGTTCTAAAACCTTTTCCCACTCTTTGGTTCCATGCTTCTTGACGAACTCGACTCTTAATTTGTATTCTTCGTCGGAGATCTTTTTCCGATGTTTATACTCTTCAAGAGCCTTGAAAATGGCTCGTTCTTTCTTTAACTCTGCTTCTCTGCGCTCGCGAATCCTTGCATTCGCACGTTCTTTCGCTAGGTCTACTGCTTCTTTTTGAACATCTTCGATGTTCTTACCAATCTCACGACCAGCTTCCCTACCAGTCTTAAATCCTTGACTGATGCCCTTTGCACCAGCCGACAATCCGAGGTCGTCTGTCATGGCTCATCTTTATTCCTATTTCAGCACAAGCCCAATCAAAAGCAAAATGATCGAGCCTGCAGTGCCGATGAGAATAGTTTCTAAGCGCTTGAGTCGAGCATTCACACCACGCATCTCCACCCCGATACTTTCGTAGCGGACAGCGCATACGTCGATGTGACTGTCGATCACGCTCTTAACTTGCTGGACTGTTGTTTTCCTGGTCGCCATTATTCGGTTGCTCTTTCGCTTCTTTTTGCATTGCCTCGACTAATTGGAATACCTCTTGGTATGGACGAGTGCCAAGGTAGCCAATGATTGCGTTGACTAAGTTTGTGCTCAAAGTGATTTTTTCCATTACTTTTCCTTTTAATTACACCATTTAGGCTGGTGTGTTGCCTTCATCTGCAGGGAGCGGAGTGTTACCTTCAGCGAGCCATGCTTGATATGCTTGCCAATCAGTATTTGCAGGATCATCAGGAACGCATAATCTTTGGTCGCTGTTTTCGTACCAAATAAACACACTTGAACTAAAAGGAATTAATTGAGCTTTAGTTATCATTTTATAACTCCGCAGTAAAAGAAAAATATCTAGTGCTACCAAGAAGGAAAGCAGTAAATGCATTTAATGTACAGCTGTATGTTCCAAGTTGAATCCAACTTTGTGTAGTAGGTGTACCGTTCATACTAAGCGTGTTAATCGAACCAGAATAACTATTCCAACCAGAATTTTGTATATACATTGCCCATTGACTTGAATTGGGGCTTGCTACTACAAAATTTGAATCATTAATATTTGTTGTAAATGAAGGCTGTGTTCTCATAGAAACAGGCATTGGGATGTTAAACGCAAAAGTTGACCCATTAACCATAAAAGAGCCGTATGTACCACCGTAAAAAATATTGCAATAACGCTGACACAGAATCAACTCACGACCGTAGTCACGGAAGTCAAACGATGTGGCTACAGAGCCTTTTTCTAGCTGTACACCTGTGATGTACCATGTTGCGCCGTTTGTTCCTACTACGGATGTTGCGCCTGTTGGTGCAAAAACAACTGAACTAGTCCACGCCCCAGAAGTACCACTATATGTAGAACCCATTCCAAGACTAAATTGAATTGATAATCCAGTTCCGTTAGTAGCGCCCACCCAAGTCCCAGAAGTATCACCAGCAACAGTTACAGATTTTTGTTCCCAAGTGTTAGCTAATAAAATTGTGTATGTAAATGGATAATTACGATTATATACACTATTATTTAATGTGCCTCCAAATGTTCCAGTTAAAGAACTGCGAACCCAAAATGACAAAGTAACAGTAGCGGCAGATGCAGTCCCCCACGCCATGTCTGCAAAATTAAATCCTTCAATTCTTTGGGCAACCGTAAAATAATCTCCAGCCAACAAAGTGTAAGCCGAAGAAGATGTAATACCAAGATAATTAGAAAATCCTGTTGGTGGCGTAACAGAGCCTTGATTTTGTTGTGTAGTTAATTTGCTTGTTTGACCTACTGCAAAAACCCATCTATCCAAAGTGTATTGTCCATCAGTTGGCGTGACACTAGCACCGTTGTTCCTCTGATCTATCGTCATTGCACCGTTGATAATTCGATTCTTGAATCCCGTTACAGGAACAAGATACTCAGCTGCGACGTTGCCGTTATAGGTTGGGGTGGTTATTCCCGTGGTGCCGTTTAGTACGATAGGCATTATTGTGCTCCTTTTAATGCGGCTACTTCCGCCTTAGTTGCATCTAGTTCTGCTTTGAGTTCTTGGATAGCGGCTGTTAGCGTGGCTACTAAAAATGATGTATCAACAGACTGTGGCTTGATTCTGGTTTGTTCATTACCGTCTTCATCGGTGTAGGTTTCCATTGCATCTTTCTCACCAGTAACAGCGTGAGGGCAGACTTCTGCTAGTTCGTGTGCAACAAAGCCATCACCATAGGTGTTGTCTGCTTTCCATGTCCATTTGGATGGTTTTAGTAAGGCTACTTTTTGTAGTGCATTTGTTAGTGGCTGAATGTCATTTTTTAAACGATAGTCCGAGCCTGAGTTATATGATGTAGCTGAACCAGTAACCGATATGTTTCCCACATTAACTGCACTTCTATAAAATAATGCAATATTTCCGTTATCAGCACCACGATTTAAAAGTAATGATGCGTTTCCATTTGAAGATGCTTGTATTACACCAGCATAATAATTGCCGTCAGTATTTCCGCCAAAAGTTATTCCAAAAGCATTAGCCGTTGCTGGGCTAGTTGCAGTTGTTCCTACTAAAACTCTACCACTAGTATCAAGCAATAAATTTGGAGTAGAACTGTCTTTAGCGTTGCCTAATGCCGTACCATTCATGGCTGACATAGTAGCGTATTTTAAATTTCCGCTATTGTCTAATCCTTGAAACCAGCCTGTTGAACCATCTCGGTTATAAATTACTCCAGCCTGTCCATTGACACCAACTAATTGCATATAGGTATAACCACCAGCAGATGCTTGAACAATTAATGGGTCGTTATATGGACCAAATGTTCCCGATCCAGCACCAACAACTTGTAAATTGGTAGTCGGTGTTGTAGTACCCACTCCTACTCGTTGTGCAGCTGTAATCGTTACCGCAGTCGTGCCGTTATTCGTGGCTAGTTGCAATACACCTGAGTTGTCGCCTGAGGCAACGACTCCATTGGTGGTTGTTGCGTTAATAATTGATGCCATTATGCGACTCCTTTGGGATACTTAGCCTTAACCGCTAGGCAATCCGCTATGTATTTGTCAATCTGCTCTTGGTCACCTTTTACCAAACCATCGAGATAGTCTGTCATAGGTGGGTATTCGGCAGCACGCTCACGTTGGTACTTTAAAGCCTCATGCGCTTTGATTCGCTCAGCGTCTGCATTCCACTCTTGAAGAAGAGCTTGACGCTCGGCTTCGGTGTAATCAACAAGTGTGCCGTCTTTCCAATACTGCGTTGGGATGTCATTTATCGTATGCATATCAAATCGCCTTTACTCCGCAAATTAAAGCTGTTGAATTTCCGTAGAAAGTGCCAGAGCTTAAGAAAATCCTTATATTGTTAAATTGTTTCCCATCGTCTTGTTCTTGACCCATGTGAAGTTGCAAAGACTGACCACCTTGCTGTTGACCGCCCATGTACGCAACACATGTCGCTCGCTTGTTAGCACCATAATAAGAAGTTCCAGCAATCATTACATAACCATTTGTTCCTGAAGGTGCTGCTCCATTCCAAATGTCATACCAAATGTACATAGAACTACCATTGCTGCTGTCATTGTTCAAGACAGTAGTTGCTCCTGCTACGCTTAGCAAATTGGTTCTCCAGTTCCAAGAGCCAATATAACTAGAACCACCATCGTTTGAAGCAGTTAAAAGAACATTGGCGCTGGCAACAGAACCACCAAGGTTGTTTAGATAAACAATGTATTGCGGGTAAGCAGAAACTGAAAAGTTGAATGAAGTTAACCCAGACAAATTGACTGTTTGAATTGGCACGATAGCCTGTCCAGTTGTCGTTCCAGAGCCTCCCTGTGCCAAAGGCAAAGTTCCTGTCGTTATGTTTGAAGCACTAATCCCTGTGCTTGCAGAAGTCAAAACAGTACCGCTTGTAGCTGGCAAGTCTAATACAGTAGTACCAGCAACGGCTGGTTCTTGTAATGTAACGCTACCTGAAGTTGAACCTACTAAAACAATGCTCATTATTCACTCCTTTATAAAACGACCCAGCGACTACCGCTGTCGACTGTAACAGATTGACCGCTCGCTACAGTCACTGGACCTGTAGACATTGCGTTAGTTCCAGCAGCAACTGTGTAACTTGCGCTCACTGTCTGGCTATTAACGATAATTCCGTTGCTCGCTACTAACTCGCTAGCTTGCAACTCGCCAGTGCTAGGCTTGTATAAAAACTTAGCATTTGAAGTATAAAGCGTTGAAGCTGAACCTGACGTAGCTGCAGCGGACAGTGGGTAAATGTTGCTTGCAGTTGTGGTGTCATTGCTAATCGCAGCACCGCCCACGCTTGACCATGCAGTTCCGTTGTAGCCTTCAAACTCATTGCTCGTTGTGTTGAAACGGAAATAACCAGCAACACCTGTTGGTCGGTTGGCTGTTAAACCTTTAGGAATCAACATTGCGTCGACACCCACAAACGAAGCAGTGACTGCTGGCGAAGCTGTTCCTACTCCGAGCCTTGTATTCGTACTGTCGAAGAACAAGTTCGCTGAGTTACCGAAAGCACCTGTGCCAGCACCGAAAGGAATGTAACCAGAGGTGAGAGAAGTTAGCCCAGTACCACCATTGCCAACAACAAGCGTGCCAGCAACAGTAACAGCGCCAGAAGTTGCCGAGTTAGGAGTTAAGCCAGTCGTGCCGAAAGAAATCGTGGTAACTGCAACACCGCTCAAGGTGCTCCACTGAGGTGCAGAGCCAGTCGAAGTAAGAATCTGACCAGCTGTGCCGATACCGAGCTTGCTCAGCGCAGTGCCAGAAACGTAGTAAGGCAAGTCACCAGCAGTGTAAGAAGTTAAACCAGTACCGCCAGAAGTTGTGTTCAATGTGCCAGCCAGCGTTACAACACCAGTCGTAGCAGTGCTAGGAGTTAAACCACCGAGCGAAGTCTGGAACGAAAGGACAGGTGCAGAAGTTGCATTGCTAGCAAGCAAACGAACAACACCGCCAGAATCTTTATAGTAAAGTTTTCCGTCGTTGATGTTAATCGCCAGCTCACCACTCGCTAGGTTGGTGTTTACAGGAACAGCACTGGCGGTTGTGCTGTAATACAGCTGTATCGGGGTGTATCCTGCCTGTGCCATAATTAAAATCCTTTTGCAAAATTATAAGCTGAAAACATTAGAAAGTGCCTCCAGAAACACCAACATAATTTGCTGCTGTTATTGTACCACTCGAGACTAAACTTTCAGTATTAATAACGCTGAAATAATCGATAGCGTTTAAGTTTGTTCCTGTAAAAGTGGAATTAGTTTTATCATAAACAAGGTTCAAAATACTGTAAGAACCTGCAAGACTTACCCGTTCTACGTTAGTTCCTGCTGAATTTAAAATAAAACTATTAGCCAGCGTAATAAAGCTACCAACACTTGAAGTTACAGCGTTAGATGCGGGACTTGCAGCAAAAATAGCAGAACCATCAATTTGCAAAGTTCCAGCCGTTACGCTTGGAGTAAGCACTTGGTAACAATCTTTAATTAAAACATTGGCGCTTGCGTTAGATACAGCTACAGCCCAACACTTGTTTCCTACAATAGAAACTGTGCCAGCACCCGTAATTTGAACACCTGAGGTGCATTGCAATTCGCTGTTAATAATCTCAACATAATTTGTACCTGATTTAACGACTTGCGTATCTACAGTACAGTTTGAAATATAAGTGCTACCAGACCCTGTGATGGTCAAATTAGTTAGTTTTATGCCACTAACACGAGCTGCCGCAGACAATGTTAATGTTCCAGAAATTAGCGTGTTAGCGCCAGTAAGTTCCGTGGTTGAAATTGTTGTGTTTGCGCTTGAAACTGTAGGGCTTTCGCTATAACTTCCAGGATGCACAATGACAGTATTTCTACCTGCACCAATCAGAGTCAACGCTTTGGTAATTGTTAACACAGGGTTAATTAAAGTTCCATCACCTGTTGTGTCGTTTCCGTCTTTACCAACATGAATCTCATTTGCGTAAATAGAATAATTACCAACAGTTCTTCCTGTACCGCCATTGGCTACGGGCAATGTGCCAGTTACACCTGTAGTTAAAGGTAGACCAGTCACGTTGGTTAGTGTGCCACTTGATGGTGTACCTAACGCACCGCCATTGACTACAAAAGCGCCAGCAGAGCCTACGTTGACCGCCAAAGCAGTTGCAACTCCAGTACCTAGTCCAGTGATGCTTCCGACCGCTGGAGTCACTGTGGTGTTGCCTGCAAGGGTCAGTTGACCCTGCGCATTGACAGTGAACGTGCCAACCTGTGTTGCAGAGCCATACGAAGTTGCTGTGACCGCTGTATTGGTAATACTGAACTGCGTTCCCGTAAGAGTCAGCCCTGTACCAGCGGTGTATGAGCCTACACCAGCAAATTGAACCCAAGTGATAGGGGTTGTACCTAAAGTACCGCCCGCATTAGAAGTACAAACCCAACCAGTGTCAGCGTATAGGGTTCCTTGTTCGATGAAGGTGAAGGCTCCTGGAACTTCAGCCCATGTGTCCATATCAGTTGCACGAGTCCATGCGCTCGCTGCAACCACATAAATTCCGTTGTTTTGGCTCAATGTTTGATCTTTAACCAAACACCTATCTCCAGCAATCAACGCTACACCATCAATCGTCTGTGTTCCAGACAGCGTGATATTTGCAGTTGTTGCCGCTACGCAAGAAGCCTTGGGGTCTAAACCTTGGGCTACTGCATCAACATACTGTTTGGTAGCTAATTCAAGAGCTGAAGTAGGGTCTTGCGTTACAGCAACCGAAGTCAACCCAGCCAATGTGGAGCTTGTTGCGCCAAGGCTAATAGCTGTAGAGCCAATCGTCAAAGACGAGTTTGTCAGCGCATTGTTCGGTATATTCGTAAGTGTGTTGGTTGAGCCAGAAATCGATTTATTCGTTAAAGTCTGAACTCCTGTCAATGTAACAACAGTGCTGTCGATCGCAATGGTAACAGGTGACGAGCCGTTATAGCTCGTCCCTGATAAGCCAGTCCCTATGGTCAAGGGGTTTGAGGCTGTAGCAGTGATTGTGCCACTGCCACCCAAAGAAACTGTTACACCATTGTAAGTAACCGAGCTATTCTGTAGCTGAGCATTCGTGATAACGCCAGAAAGATCTGTCGTAGGAATTGTTGCGCTTGCGGTCATTACCGAAGTGCCATTGCCGATCACGTAACCTGTTAAAGTGCCGACTCCCGTACCACCATTCGTAACATTCAAGATTCCAGCCAGCGTTATTGCGCCTGTCGTGGCAGAAATAGGTGTAAATCCTGTCGTGCCAGCGCTGAAAGAAGTAACACCGCCTGTTACAGAAAACGCATTCCAGCCTGTATTTGTATAACCCTCGAACACCTCGGATTGAGTGTTGTAGCGGAGCATACCTGTTGTCGGCAGAGAAATGCGCTGAGAGGTGTTACCTCTTGGAAGTAGCGTAGCTGAATTTCCAGGAAGAGTTGGGTTGTCCGCAATGCTAATGAGAGGGTTGCTACCTCCATTCGGGTTCAGAATCGTGATCTGATTAGCAGCACCTGTCAAGGTTACATTCTGGAAATATGAACCATTGACTAAGCTAACCATTCCGTTGCCAGTCAGGGTCGAAATCGATAAAGCAAGGTTAGTTAGCGAAAGTGTAGGATTGCCAGCAATGCCGTCGCCATTTGCAACGCTTAAACCAGCTGTTCCAGCTGCGATCGAGCGATTAACTACCGTATTCACGCCAGACTTGACGATTAAGCCTGTAGCAGCGTTTTCGAGGCTTGCAGAAGTGCCGTTCAAAAACAGGCTGTAAAGTCCCTGTGCACCGCCATTACTCGTTCCAATTCCTAACCCACCACCAATGTAACGAGAGTTCGGAAGAGAAGCCTCTTGCGTGGTGGTCAAAAAGGTTTGTGTCTGCGAAGGACTATTCGTGATCGACGAGACTGTGGTTTGGATCGTCTGTCCATTTTGAACAACAGGCACCAACTCAGAACCAGTGATTGCTGATCCTGTTGGTAGCTGGGAGATTCTTATATTTGCCATAGTTAAGGACTCAAATTATCAAGGTTACCATCAATGTCGTCCTCAGAAGTTTCTGGCGCAATACCGAATTCTCCAGGAGCACCTGTGAGGTCGAATGGAGTTGGTTCGTTAACGATATTTGGATCGGTAGTGATTGCGTCTTGGTATTCTGCAACTTCAGCGTCTGGACGAGGAAATCTTAAAGAGATTTTCTCAGATTGTCTCGCAGGTAAACGATAAGGGTCAAATTGGTCGGAGCATCCGTTTCCGCAAACTCGGATTCCAGGAATGTTCCCGTCTGGACGAATATCAGAATACGCACGTTTCATCTTGCATCTGTCGCAGATAGCAATCGATAAAACAGTATTCCCAGAGGTGTCCAGCCAAACTGACATCTTTACCTCGTGTAGTAACTAATGTTTGGGGCGAAATAAATCGGTGACTTATCTCGTTCTTCTGCCTCAGCTTGAGCCCAGTACTTGTCTGCTTGCTGTTCGCAATATTGTATCCGTCCAGGATCGACCTGTGGGAGTTCCATTGCCATTTGGTGCGCAAGCATATTTTGCACCGCTAAGTACCAACGCTGAGGAATTTCTATTTCACCTGATAACGCACCTACGTCTTGCACTTGGCGACTTACCCAAAGTTCAAGTTGGGGCTGGATGGAGTTCGGCACTGGCCAAAGTTCCATGTTCGGTTTTGGGATCGTGCGGTCAAACCAATATTGCAATGGGCGCAACGCAGTAAAACTACGATTCGGCAGAGACGAATAGTCGTCTCGGTTCATACGAGCCATGTTAATCGCTAACGGCATTGTGCCGAAAACAACTTGGTAAAAACCCATATTAGCGCCAGAGACTTGTTTGATTCGCCAATAAGGTTGTGTAACTGTTGGTTGCAGATCGTAATAAATCCAAGTTCCTGAAGTCCAAGTGACTGCTCCAGGACTTTCCAGCGTTACCCAATTCGTATTGTCTGTTGAGTATTGCAGCTGAATTGTTACAGAGCCACTCATGGCTGGCAAAATCCCGATCGTATTGATCATAACAGGATTGCCCGAGCCATTGTTAATACCGATGGAGCCTGTATTGCTTGTGAGTTGGCAGATCGCATTGCCAACACCATTGAAAGCATTAGCGGTAACACCTGAAGAGCTGTTGTAACCTGTGGTCACTGCAGTTACTGTGCGATAGTTCGCATTGAGCACGTCCACTGTGCCCACTGGCAGATAATAGTTCTGCTGTCCAGGAATCAAACCGACAATAACTTTATCGATACACCAGTATTGAATTCCGATGTTGACAAGGTTAGAAAGAATGTAATAAAGGCTTTGTTTAGAAGCCATCATCTGCTCGTCGGTTAGTTCCTCGGCGAGTTTCCCTGCACGACGAGCACCACTGTCGATCAAGTTCTGGACAGTGACGACTGTTTGTCCGACTGTTCCACTAGTGCTCATTTTACCAGCCCTTTATGTCATGTTTCTTAGTAGCAGCTCCACCGTCTTTACAATTCCAGCGAGCTAAGGAGGCTTTAGCTCGGGGTGCGTCACCCTTTGCATTTTTTACAACACCGCTCATCCTAGCGCAGAATGATTTCTTTCGACCAGCTTCTTTTTCAGTTTTTGGGTTTGGGGCTGGCGCTTGCAAGTTACTTCCTGTAGCTCTGTTCGCCTTGGCTCTGCCTTTAGCAGTTAGCCCTGCACCTTGACTTGTTGGAAGTTTTTCTCCTCTTCCAACGCTTAATGATACTCCACCTTCTTTTTTCTTGGCAGTTTTTGCAGCGTCGATAAATGCTTGTTTAGTTGGTGCACCTTCGCTACCAACTTTGCGCATACGCTCGCCTGAACCTGCAGCGATCCGCTCTCTCTTTGCGTGGATGTTTGCATACAATCCACCGCCATCTTTTTTGGCAGCACGTTTAGTCGCATAAGCAATCGCCACCGCTTGCTTCTGGGGTTTCCCAGCTCGCAGCTCAGCAGCAATATTCTTGCCGAATGCTTCTTTCGATTTGCTTTTTATCAGTGGCATTTTAACCGCAGAAAATCGTTACAGAAGCATTGGTTGGTAGTGTTACGTGAATGTCTGTAGTAAAACGAATACCATTTCCAGGAATTATATTCGAGAAAGGATTGTTTGTGTTAGCAGGGATATTGATTTTCAACATAATAGTCCCACTGCCACCACCATCACGGAAAACAATCTCACCAGCTGTTCCACCTGCCAACGCTTGATAGCCAGCAAGGTTTGTTGCTCCAGAATAAATCGTTCCAGTTGAATCTCTGTGCGCCGAGAAAACATTTGTTAAAGTACTCATAAATTCTCCGAATTAAATAATTGGCGAGGTGTTACCCTCGCCAATCAATTTAGCACTTCTGCATTTTCTTCATAGCAGTGAAACCACCGCCATCTTTACAAGTCATAGTAGCGTGACCGCCATCTTTGAACTTGGACCCCTCTAGGCTACCAGTCTTACCTTTTACAGTAGGCATTGGGCTACCAGAGTTAATCTTAGTCATATACTTCTTGGCGATTGCCATACCTTTAGCAGCAACAGCACCGCCTTTTTTGAACTTAGAACCCTCAAGACCTTTTGTGCTACCTTTTACAGTAGGCATTGGATCACCAGAGTTCATTTTGTTCAGGTACTTCTTAGCGATAGCTGATCCTTTTGCATTTAGTGCGCCACCATTTTTGTATCCAGGAGCACGCACGCCACCAGTGGTTTTTTTATTGTCAGTACGAGTCGCCTCGAGACCGCCAGCTAAACCACCCATTACATTTGGACCAGCCTTTGGAGCACCGCCATTCTTGAGACCTTTGTGAGCCTTGCTAGCTCGCATGCTTTCGTGGCTCTTTAGCTCTTTTTCTACACGCTTGAGCTCGTCTCGCTCGTTACGCTCGTGCTTTTCGTCTTCTTTCATCGACTCCATTTTGCCACCATTCTTGCGCATCATCATGGGTTGACGAGCCATGGCTTTTGGAGCCATAGCCATACGACGACGAGGAGAAACAGGCATTGGAGCTGCAGCCATCATTGGGTTGCCACCCATTTGCATCTTCTTAACCTTACCACCCTTTTTGAGTTTTAGCTCAACAGATGGCTCGGTTGTTTCCATTTTTGGCATTGGTTTGAATTGTCCCATTTTGCTCTCCTAGTTAGGCTTGGGTAACGCCAAGTGCACCCTGACGAGTAGCATTTGGACCAACAGCGATTGCAGGAAGCAAAACAGAAACAACAAGACGCTTAATTCCGTCACAAGCACTTGAAGGGTCTATCGTACCACGCACGTCACCAGTTGTGGTGGTTGCGGTTGCGGTATCTGCGACAACGGCAGTTGCGGCATCTTCACCCAACACGTCTGCCCAACCAACGTGGGAAACATAACCCTTGTTGATAAAGCGCACTGGGCAACCTAGAACGTCAGTCGTACCAGAAGTTACGGCAGTACCAGTAGCACCGCTTACTGCGATGGAGCTGATCTGGTAAAAGGCTTTCAAACCACTTACAGTAGTGCTAACTGCAGCGCTTGAAGTGATCGCTTCGCTCATTGTTTGGCCGTAGTAGTCGTAACCAGAAACAGTTACAGTCACTGGGGCTGCACCCAAAGTGAAGGTCAAACCTGTCGTAGTGCCTGCGGTTGTTACAACTGCTGCACCTGCTGTGGTTGTCAGAGTTGCAGTGGTTGCTGTTACAGCAGTTAGGATGTAAGTTGTTGGGTTTGTGTAACCAGTGATGGTTGCAGTACCGCTCAAAGTGCCTGACACAACAACACGCTGACCAGTAGCTAGTCCTGCTTGTGAAGTGTAGGAAATTTGACCACCAGTGCCAGTGACCGCAACGCTAGCTAAAGTCGCAGCGACAGCAGCTCCAGTTGAAACGCTAACACCACGAGGTACATCGAGTTGCAACACTGTGCCGTATTGGGTCGTTACAGAAACAACGCCAGCACCAGCAGTGAGTGTCAAATTGCTTGCAGCTGCAGGAGTTTGGCTCGCAGCGACAACAGCTGCACCAGCAGCTTGTGGGATCGTGTCCCAAACGAAAACACGACCGAGTGGACCAACACCCAAAGACATCGGAGCAGGGTCACCCAACAGCGCATTGCCGTTAGCAAACATTGTAACTCCAGGATTGCTGGAAACAGTTTGTGAATTGTTTACTGTGTAAGTGCCAGTACCACCAGTACCGCTAACAAATTCGGTAATGTAAGTGCCGTTAGTTACAGCAGTTGAACTATCGATAAACTGACCGACGAGCAAAGAGTCGCCAGAAAGCATCGCAGTTACAGTAAGAGTTGTGCCAGAGATATAACCTCTGAAAGTGGCGCTGG